ACCTTCGCGTAGGCGTCGAACATGTCGGTGTAGTCGTGGACCCGCGGCTTCGTGGCCTTGAACCGCGCCCACTCGTCGCCCTCGAGCAGCCCGTGCAGCGCGTGGGACAGCTTCTGGTCGTCGATCGCGTCCAGGACGTCGCCGTCCGCGTCCTCGATGCCAGCCGGGAAGGTGTATGTGGCGCCCTTGAACTCGACCTGCACCGTGGCGATGCCCTCGGCCTCGATCTGCGCGGCGGGCTTCTGGTGGTCGGTGGGCACCTTCGCGCCCGCTGGGATGGTGGTCATCGCGGTTCGTCTCCTTGGTGGTGGTCGTCGCGGTTGCAGGGGTGAGACCGGCCCGGGTGAACCGTGAGAACTCCCGGGCCGGTCATCCGTGGGATCAGGCCGCGACGGTCACCACGCACGGAGCCGTCGAGGTCACGCCGCCGAACGTGCAGGTGACGTTGCTCGTGCCGGTCGCCACGCCGGTAACATACCGGCCGTCGACCGTCGCCTTCGCCGGGGTGGCCGAGGACCATGCAGCCTGCGCGGAGACGTTGCCGGTCGTCGCGTCGGTGTACGTCGCGGTCGCCGTGAGCGGCTTCACGTTCGCGCCGGCCAGGGACAGCGCCAGCGTCAGCGGGGTGATCGCCAGGGACTCAACGGTCGGCTTGCCCTGCGCGATCCACAGCACGCCGGGGCTGTCCGAAGTCGCGAAGATCGTCGCGATGAGGCCAACCTTGGTCAGGTCCTCCTCGCCGTCCTTGATGCTGCCGTCGACGTCGACCTGCGCGTAGTTGGCGCTGATGAGGCGCTTCACCTTGCCGCCGGACCGGGTCTCGAACGCGACCATGACGTTCGCCGGCCTCGGCACCACGATCGACGTGGTGGTCGACCCGGGCCAGATCAGCGAGCGGGTCGTGACGTTGTCCTCGAGGACGCTGAACTTCTTGGTCAGCTTGAAGTTCTTGCGCGAGGTGGCGACGAGGATGCCGCCCCACGCGAAGTGGTCCTTCACGTCCTCGTCGCGGGACTCCTCGAACCCGTCGCCGCCGTCGAGCAGACCCACCAGGGTCCACGCGCCAGAGAACGAGGCGGAGGCGTCGGCGGGGAGTGCGGAGCCGATGGGTGCGATGTAGACATCTGCGTCAGCCCAAAGGCTGGCGTTGGCCGGGGTTCCGGACATGGGATTCTCCTTCGGGGTGATGGGTTGGTGGTGCGCGGTTCACCTGCCCCGAAGGGCGGGCAAGATCAGAGGACGGCGTACCGCAGATTCACGCGCACGCTGACCGAGGCGAGTTGAGCGCCCGTGTCGGGGTCACGGGCGGGCAGGACGCCCGTCAGGGACTGCACAGAGCCGATCTGGGCCGACCCGGGGTGAGAGCACAGAAGGCCCTCACACAGAGCCGCTAGGGCCTTCGCTGCGGTCGTGGTGGCGTGCCAGCAGGTGACCCGCACAGACGCCGACGCCAGGACCGGGTACCGCACGGACGGCGTGCCGTCGAGGCCGACCTGGACGTGGGCCTTCGTGCCCTGCGTCCACGCGGCCGGGACGTTCACGCCCACGGTCACGTCCTGCGCGCGGGCAGCGAGGGTGCCGGTCAGGTAGTCCACGACGACGCGCTCAGCGTCGGGGGTCACGGCTAGGGGCTTGCTCACTTGGCCGTCACCTCCAGACCCTCGGCGGCGGCGGCACGGGTCAGGATGCCGTACTTCGCCTGGAGTGCTACCCCGGCCGGGTGGTCGAGCATGACGACTGCGATGGCGCGGTCCGTGGTGAACTGCTTGACGGTCACCCTTGCGTTGTCGGGCAGGTCCGGGTCGTCCGCAGCGTTCGCCGCGACCTTGAGGGCGATCGTGTTGATCGGCTTCGCGCAGGTCTCCCGCAGGATCTTCCCGAGCGCCTCGTAGTCGACCTCGATGGCGCGCACGTCAGCCCTCCAGGGGGTCGCAGCGCAGGCATCGGCGATACGTGCCGCCAGGAGTCACGCCGTCATCACTCAGGATCGTGATGGGGACGACGGCCATCTCGGAGAACTGGCACCGGTCGCACCACTCGAAGGTCGGCTCGCCTGCCACGAAGAGCCACAGAACGATCTCTTTCGTTGCCACGGTCAGCCCCCGCCCACAGCCCGCTTGAGCGCGATCTCAGCGCCGGGAGCCCAGCCGGTGAACGGGTTGACGATCTCGATGGAGTCGCCCTCGACGTCGTACACGACGCCGCGGACCTCGACCTGATCGGTGAAGCGGATGTCCGACCCGGGAGGCGGTGCGATCGTCAGGCCGACGGTGACACCGGCTTGGCCACGTTCGGTCGGCTCCGTCGAGGACCGGGGAGCCACAGCGGTGTTCGGGACGTCCGTGCGGGTGGTGGTCGAGGGGATCGAGTCGCCGTAGGGATCAATCCCGCCCGAGATCGCGCGGATGCGGACGACCGTCTCGCCGGTCATCACGCACCCCGCAGCCGGTACGTCGCCAGGACCGCGAGGTCACGCTCGAGCAGGGACATCCCACCCGAGACGCCGGGCGCGGTCGACGACCACGAGGCAGCGAAGCCGATCGCCTGCTCACGGGTCGCGCCCATCGGCGAGGCGAGGGCGTTCGCGCACACCTGGATGATGATCTGGGCCACGTCGGGGGCATCGTCGTAGCCGTGGGTGATGGCGACGGACAGGCCGCGGTACCGCTCCGTCCAGTAGTGCCGGGCCGCCCAGTACCCGCACACCCGGTTCACGTTGCCGAGCTCGGACCACTCGAAGTCGCCCAGCCCGGTCGCCGGGTCGTAGAGGGTGAGGGCGACGCCGTCCTCCGTCACGGACGTCAGCTCGGTCAGGTGCAGGGTTGGCAGGGTCAGGATGCGCCCACCCGGGCCATCCAGGACCAGCGTCTCGGTGTAGGACGGGGCGATGTGCCACCCGCAGAACCGCCGCACCGCAGCCGTCACCCCGTCGAGCAGCGGCTGCACGCGCGGGTCGGCAGCGGACACCTTACCCTGCGTGGCGGCAGACAAGTCCGCCGGGGTGACGAGCGCGGCAGCGGACATCGGTCAGCCCTTCGTCGGCGCGGTGCGCGCCTTGTTCTTCGGGGCCGGAGCCTGCTTGGTCTCGACGGGCGCGACCGGCTTCGCGCCCAGACGCTTCGCCTCGGCCTCGTCGGAGAGCTGGACCGTGTGCGGCAGACCGCCGATGATGAGCGTGTATTCCTTCATGGCCGTTTCCCTTCCGCTCGGGACGTGAGGGGCCGACCGGAGCCGACCCCCCACGTCATCCGGATCAGAGCAGCGTGACCTTCACGACCGCGAGGGGCATGCGCACGGCCAGCAGCACGCGCTCCTCGATGCGGGTCGTGATGATGTTGGACGTGAACTTGCCGAGGTCCGAGTTGGTGGACTCGACGCGGACGCCGCCCTTGCGGTACACGGTCGTGGCCTGCTTGAACGCACCCACGATCGCGGTGCCCGCAGCGACAGCGGTCGTGACGACCGTCTGCAGACCCCACAGCGGGGGCTGGCTGACGATGCCGCCGTTGCCGTACTGGCCGGAGAAGAAGCCGCCGCCGAAGTACTGGCCGTTGGCGTCCTTCGAGAGGCGCAGCTTCTGGTAGTCGGTCGGGTGGATGATGATGCCATCCGCCGACAGACCGGTCGCCGTCTGCACCTTCGTGATCGCACGGAACAGCGCGTCCTGGGCCGAGTCAGGCGAGACTGCCTGGGTCTCGGTCTGGATGCCCGTGCGGTTAAGCAGGCCCTGCACCGTCGAACCGGTGCCAGCGCCGTTGACGAGCTGCGCCTCCTCGACCATCGAGAGGCGGTACAGACCCCGGCCGTTGATCTCCGAGACCATGAACGGCAGGTCCTCGACCATCTCGTCCGCGGTGTCCCACCAGCCGGCGATCTTCTTGAGCGCGTCGGTCACGGGGGTCGGGTCCGCGCTGTGGAACTGCGGCTTAGCGCCGCCCTGTGCGACGGTCGCGAAGTCACCCTCGAGGGCACCCTCGATGAAGTACGACACGGCGTTGCCGGCGAGCGTGCCCGACCCCATGAGGTCAGCCACGACCGCGCCGGGACGGTTCGCGTGCACGATGGTCCGGTCGACCTCGGTCAGCATGAGACCGAACGAGGTGCCCGTGGTGAGCTGCGGGTCCGTCGCGGCCTTCACGTACTCCGGCGAGGACACCGTGTAGCCGCTGATCGCCTTGAGGTTCGCGAACCCCTCCCCGCCGACGCTCTTGGCGAAGTGCTCACCGAGCGAACGCGCAGTGCTCGGTGCGTCGTCGGTGTGCTGGGCCGACTTGGCCTCGGGGGTCAGCTCGGCCAGACGCGCGAGACGCGCCTCGTCACCGGCTGCGCCCTTGATCTGGACGTCGAGCTCGTCGACCTCCTTGAGGTGCAGTTCGACCTGCGACTTCTCGTCGTCGGTCATGCTGCGGACGGACGCCTTGGCGCCGTCCACGATGGCCTGCGCTGCGGCGAGGGCCGCTGCGCGCTTCTGCCTGGGATTCATGGCGTTGCTCCTTCGAGGATCTTGATGCGGATGTGGGTTGCCAGGTCATCGGCGGTCGCGTCGCGGGTGGGCTCCTCGGACTTGGCCCCGGGGGGCTCCTCGTCCTTGGCCGGGCCGCTCGCGCTGGCCTTGTCCTGGTCTGCCTCGGCTGCCGTGATGACGGCACCGATGGCCTCCTGCGCGGAGCGCAGGGAGTCGATGTGCTTCTGGGCGAGGACCCGCCCGGCCTTCACGCCGGCTACGAGTGCGTCGGTGACTGCCTTCACGGCCACGACCTCGGTGTCCTGGTTCGCACCGATCGGTACGAACGACACCTCATAGACCTTGAGTTTCCGCAACTCGTTGACCTTGGTCCCGTCCTCGCGGGTAACGGTCGCCTCATCGAGCGTGTCGTAGGCGAACGAGCCCTGGTTGAGTCGCTTGCCCTTGGCGAGCCGATACACCTGCTTCGCCTTCGGGTTCTCC